GTTGAGTGATTTACGTGAATCAGGTGCGATTGAGCAGGATGCGGATATGGTAATATTCCCGCACCGCCCAGAATATTACAAAGAGGAACTTATGACAGATGGAAGTACGCCATCGCTCGACATGGCGGAGATACATATCGCCAAGCATCGTAACGGGCGTTTAGGGGCGATTATGGTGCGATTTGAGAAGGCTTATACCAGATTTTCACCTTATACCCCATTCAGAACTTACCAAGCGTCTCCTGAGCCAAAACAGACCTTTTTACCATCACCCAGATTAGACTTTGAAAACCAAGATAACACCAAAGCACCATTTTAATATGAAACATAACGCACGAATAGCCGATTTAAACTCGGTCATAAACGCCCTCGAACCATCTGCACCCGCCATAATCGGCTTGAATTACGATTACCGGCACGACCCAGACACCGGTCGAACCAGCGTCACCCTGAACGGATTGATGGTAGCCATTGTGTCCAGAACCGACACGCCTGACCTATTCAAAGTCAACATGGTCAATATCGCAACGGATTCGACTGAAATCATCGGGCGAGACGAGGCGAAACGATGGATAGATAGGCAGGTTACATGCTTTTTATTCGGTTGCTACAAAAAAATTTCTATGTGAAAATCAGCGAGTTATGAGAAAAGTAAAAAAAATATGTAACTTGGTGTATTTCGTATTCGTTTACCCATTTACTTTGCATTCATAAACTTTAACACATCAGACAATGACAGCGACAATCAAAACCAAATCAAACTTTAAAGGGTTAAACGGTCAGACCTTAAAAGTAAAAGAATTAGTAGGCAACAGAGTATCCTGCCTATACTTCGACCCTGAGTTCAATCGGGAAATTACAATCGACTTCACATTGGCTGAGGTTGTAAGATTTAACTAACATCAAACGGGGGGTGCGCATCCGGTACGCACAAAACTTAAACCAAATCAGACAATGACAACAATCACAATCAAAAGCCAGCAAAGCCACATCACTCAGTACAATCGTACCGAATCGTTCATCAGCAACAAAAAAGCCAGAATCTACCTGTTAGAGTGGCTCGATAAATTGCAGTTCGATGGCGATGTTCCTGAGCAACTTGAAAATGGTCAATTCTTTGACTGCCGTGATTACATCGTGTATATTGAAATCGCTTAATCTTTAATTAAATCAGACAATGACAACAAAATTCAAATCAAACCGCCACTACCGTATCGAGTTCACCGGCAACTGGACAACCTACACTTGGGGACATCAGGTAAAAAAGACCTTGACAAAACATCAGGCATTGACAAAACAGGGCGTTCAGATTCACGATGTGACTGAATGCGATGAGATGACTCGCATTGACTCTTTCAAGAACTTAGTCTATACCGCCTGACATGTACTACCTCCGCCAAACCAAACGAATCATTCACGCCATCTGGCTCTTCATCACCACAGTTTATCTTCCACTTATTTTCTATAAAGACAAATGAAACCAAAACCAAACTTTTTCGAGAAGGTATCAGCCATTCTGCTGGTAGCAATTTTAATGGGCATCGGAATGCTCATCTTTCACAACCTTTTAATTCACTTCGGACAATGACAACGACACTAAATCAACAAGCACCAATTTTCTGGAAAGGAAAAGTCTGCAAATTTATCAAATGGGAAACTCTGAATTTTGGCGGTAAACTTAAAATAAAGGTTTCGTCTAAATTCATAGAAGTTGACCTAAGCGAGTTATCAAATTAAATTAAATCAATTAATATCATGACAACAAGCACACACTGGAAAAAAATGACCAACCCGGATTATTTCGGGTCGCACGACCTCGTTCAGAACGATGGCAGTTATGGTCAAATCATCGTCACCATTGCATCCGTTGCACAGGAGAAGGTCAAAGGTTCGGACGGCAAAGATTCGCTCTGTATCGTAGCCAGAACGCAGGAGACCAAGCCGATTATCCTGAACCGCACCAACTGCAAGACCATCACAAAGGTATTAGGTACGCCCATAATTGAACGCTGGGCAGGTCAAAAAATTATCGTAGGCGTTGAGCGTGTCAAAGCGTTTGGCGATGTAACGGATGCGTTGAGGGTAAAAGCAACCAAGCCGACACCGGAAAAGCCAAAGGACTGGACAAAGCAAATCGAGGGGATTAACGCCTGTGCAGATATGCCGTCTCTGGTCGCTCTGTGGCAGTCGTTTGATGCCGAAACAAAATCGGCAATGTTATCGTATAAGGATTCACGCAAAACCAAAATAGAAAATGAAAGTAATTGACAACACACAACAAGGCAGTCGGGAGTGGCACGCCCTCAGGATTGGACGGATAACCTCGTCCCGAACCAAAGACATCATGAAGTCCGATAACTTGCCCGTAGTGGACGCACTTATTGCCGAGCGGGAATGCTTCGACGACCATCTTTGGGACGCTCTCGAGAACAATTACGAATCCGAGGCGATGAAGTGGGGGACTGAATACGAACCCGAAGCCAAGGCGAAATATACGGCACAGACCGGCATAGAATTAATCGATGTGGCGTTCTGCATTCACGATGAGTTGGATTGGTTAGGGATGTCCCCAGATGGATTAACTCCAGACCATATCGGTGCGGTTGAGGTGAAATGTCCCAGCACGAAGACCCATGTACGCACGATTCGCATGGGTGGCTTGCCAAACGACCACAAATGGCAGGTGTACCAATACTTTTTGGTCAATGAGAAGTTGCAATGGCTCGACTTCATCAGTTACGACCCCAGATTCGCACCGAAGCCGTTATACATTTACAGAGTCGAGCGGAACGAAATCATTGAGGAATTGAAAGCCATCATGGACGCCCTGATTAAGTTCTGGGCGAAGTTTGAAAAGTATCATCAACAAGTAACATTTTAACCTTATGCTCATATTTAAACAAATCGTAATCACACCAGATATTGCACGGCATTATCTGAAAATGAACACCATCAATCGGCATATTAGCGATGTCAAAGTTGCCCAGTATGTGCGAGACATATTAAATGGCAGATGGAAGTCAGATACAGCAGAGTGTATCAAGTTTAGCAATACTGGCAAATTGATAGATGGACAGCACAGATTGACTGCCATTGTTAAAGCAAACACGCCAGTATCAATGTGCGTTGTTGAGGGTCTTGCTGATGATGTATTTTCAGTATTAGACACAGGCAAATCAAGAAATGCAGGAGACTCTTTTAAAGTTGCTCAAATAAAGAATGCTAATGTGACCCCATCGATTATTGCTTTTTATAATGCAATTCAGAACGGAAACAAAAGCCAAGAGCAACTGCGAACGAAGCCGACTAATCAAATGCTTCTTGACATTTATAATGAGCGTATTGAGTTTTGGGATTTGGTAACTCGTAACTCATTGGCTTATTATCTGGACTTTGCCAAAATACTTGCACCATCATTCATTGGCGGATTTTATGCGTCATTTTACGAAGCAAATCAGTTAATGGTTGATTCCTTTTTTGCTCAGTTGTGTCGTGGCGAGTCAATTACCAATAGCACTTTATTAGTGCTTAGAAACAAATTGATTGCAGATAAAACATCGCTTCGGAAATTACCAAGAGGTGCAAAGATGGCAATTATAATTAAGGCATGGAATTGCTATGTAACAGGCACATCAGTAAAATTATTGAAGTACGATACACAGCGAGAAGAATTTCCAACAATCATCAACAAGTAACATTTTAATTTTTATGAATATTCAAGGTAAAGTAATCAGAGTCCTGCCAACGCAAACGGTAGGCGAAAAAGGATTCCAAAAAAGAGAAATCCATGTCGAGATTGACTCAGACAGCAAGTATCCGCAAGTCATCGGTCTCGAAGCACAGGGCGATAAAGTCGGTCTTCTGGACGGCTTAAATCCGAACGACATCGTGTCATTCGAAATCAACCTGCGTGGTCGGGAATGGTCGGGGCAGTACGATGTGGTAAAGGTGTTCAATACCTTGTCAATCTGGAAAGTTGAGGTCAAAGTTAAGGCGACACCGCCTGCACCGACAACACCTGCACCAGCACCAAGTCAAACCGGTTCAGACCTGCCATTTTAATCTATGACCAGTTACGAAATACACCGACACAACAAGGCTGTAATCGTTCGTCTCCAGAAAAAAGTCCTGCTCGATAGCGTTTTGCTGTCGAGCAGGGCAAAGCGGATAATAAACGACCTGAACCTTGTAACATTGTATGACCTAATTGCGTTTGACTTGGAAGAACTGCGATTTATGCCCGAACTGAAAAGCATCGCAGGCAAAGGTACGATAAACGAACTTGAACAAATCAAAAAAGAATATGGATATGCAAAACCTTGACAACAACTACCCGAAACAGCCAGACCCGAATGTGGACTATGGCGAACCGAATCTACCCGAATGCACTTGTGGCGAGTGCGAGTTGGTTTGGGAGACCGAAGACATTGACGATATGGGGCGGTGTCCGGAGTGTAGGAGGGACAAATAAATAATAATCAGTCAGGTGGTGGAATTGGAACAAAGTTAGCCTGGATGCGTTGA